GGCAATGCGTTTAACATATCCAAACCAGCATTACTTATTCCTACTCTCTGCGTACCAGCAGTAGAAAATCCTATTGTATTTGCTGATGCTCTATAAATTCCAGTATCGTTATCTCCGTCAAAACTTAATGCCGGAGTGCTTGCTCCAGAACCGTCATCAACTAACAATGGCCCTGTTAGCGTATCTCCAGCCCTTTTTACAAGTCCTAGATTTGCTTCGTCTAAATTTCCAACATCAAAATAAGTAGGAGTTGTACCAGAAGTTCCATCATCTCCTGTAGTGGATCTTATTAATAATTTCTTAGGAGAAGTAGAATTATCTGCAACAAATTCACATGGTAAAACTTGACCAACTTGTGCTTTATCTCCAAAATTATTAGACGCTTCAGCAGCTAACGCAAGGTTAAGGTCTGCTCTTACCGCAGCACCAGAACTATTCGCAATATCTTTGTTAGCGACTTGTGCCATTTAAGAAATACTTTCCTCCATATTACACCCCTTTACCATAACCGACAGCTTGAAATGTGAAAGTCCTATCAACAAAAGTTTCATTACCTGATGTATCTTTATTTTTAACAGTTAAAACAAATCCTGTGCCAGTTACACTCGTTACTGTGAAAAAATCTCCACCTTGAGCATTTTGAATTGTAATACCAATAGAAGGTAGAAACGCATTTGCCCCTCCTAAAGATGAAGTCCCGACAAAAAATGGAGTTTTAAATGTAACAGTTTTTGCTGATGTTCCAGATGACTGTGGTGCGGTAGATGTGCTACCACCTGTCTGATAACTTCTTTCAGTTCTTGATTCAAAAGAAGCAACAAATCCAGCTTGAATTACATTAATATTATGACCTGTATTTTCTGATGTTAAATTTAATCTAAATTGAAATCCTCTTCCTTTAAATGTTCCATTTGCAAAAGTATTAAATCCACTATAAGTAGGTGAACCAGAAGGATTTGTTTGGGTTGTTCTTACAACCATCTGAGCATTGACATCTTCAATGGCAGTACCATCAAAATTACCATTAGTTGCATAGTTATCCCAACCACCTCCAGCAGGGCCTCCTAAACTAGGAGGTAAATCTGGAATTTGAGATTCAATAGTATTACCAATTTCAATTCCTATTGTTTGTAAAATCCTTTTTAAATTTAAAGAGAATACACCTCCTAAATCTATTGTATTTTGAAAATCATAAGTACCTGTCAATCCATTAGTTGCTGCTGGATTCGTAAGACTTAAGACGTTACTTGTAGTGCTAGTACGAGTCTTTGTACCCGGATAATTATTGTCATCATCTCTTTCTGTAAGAATTACCTGTGAATCAACCATGTCAGGTAAATCTAAGATTACACTTGTTTCTCCTGTACTAAATCTTTCTCCATCATCTCTAAATTTTAAAATATATTCACCTTCTAAAGCTGGAACAACAACCTCTGTTGTGTTACCAGCAGCAGCTTGCACTAAGTCAACAGAGTTAGCAAAAGTTCCTGTACCATCAGTCTTATTTGAGTGTCGAATATAGACTCGACCTCCATGCAAAACGTCAGCATCAACTGATTTATCCCATCTTAATCTAACTAATTTATCGTTAACTGGTTCTAGAGTAAGGTTTTGTACGTCACTTGGTACTGCTGTTTTTCCTTCTGCGTTGAATTGAGTAGAAGATGGAGTTGATGATAACAACCCACCAGCATTATAAGAAAAAACCTTTATATCATACGTTCCAGCCTGTGTATTCATTATTTCTATATCAGGTCTAAATACAACTTGTGTTACCCAGTTGGTGTTCTCAAATCTATATTGAATTTGATATTGAGTTACACCAGCTACAGGCTGCCAAGATATAAGGATTCTGTTTATAGCAATATTATTAACTTCAACTATTTCTTCTAAAATTGGTAATTTTATAGTTGGTGCTGGCTTTAATTCATTAAGTCTTGATATGTTCCTTGCTGGTAATGTAGGGAAATCTGTAGATTCTATATTTGTATATTTATCAGACCTATAAGCTAAAGCACTAATAGAATAGTTAACTCCATCTTGTTCTTCTACACTTACAACTCTAAAAGTTTGTGGTTCTTCTCCTGTTCCATCACTTTCTAACAACCAAATAGAATTAACATTAGGAGTTGTACTTAACGCACTTGTAAGATCTATTTTGTCTCCAACAACAGTACAAGCTTTTTTTTCAACTGTTCCGTCAGGCATAATAACACTACATTCTTTATTGCCACCTCCAAAACTAAAAAGATCAGCAGTATCGTCAACTGTTATTTGAGTTGTAGTTGCAGCAGCAATACGACCAGATCTTCTATCTCCTTGTCTAACTGGATCATTTACAGCAATGACACTTCCCGGCCTTACTATTGCTCCAGCATCAATTGACGTAGAAAAATTTATTACTTCAGATTCCTGTTCTTCCGAGAAGACAATTGCCCTAGCAAGACGTTGTGCTTGACCTCTAGAAGTACAACCAAAACTTTTTACTTGTTTATAAACTATCCCAAGTTTTGCTCTCCTATTAACTTCTGCTGTACTATTTCCATCACCATATACTTCAAAATCCATCTCTCTAGAATCCATATTAAAATAACTAACACTTACAACAGAATGTCTTTGCTTAAGACTAGATCCTGTATAGCTAAATCCTTCTGGAGTTACATTGGCTAAACTAAACAAATAACTAGGATCTGTTGGTGAGTCTTGGATAATTGAAATAGAACCTTGTGACCATATTGGAATACATCTCATTATTGATGCCAAGTCTTTTATAAGATCAAAAGCTTCTCTTGATGATTGAATATTTACATTGCAACTAAATCTTGCTTCTTGTCCACTAAATCCATCATCAACCAACTCGTTTGCATATCTAGAAGCAGCAACAAAACTATATAAATCTAAATTTTCATATAGTTCAGAATCATTTGCTTGATTTGGTGAGATGTGAGTTCCGAAGCCATAGCGTTTAGTCGTGAGAAGATCTAGCAATATCATCGCAGGGCAGCTACACCATGTAGCAGCAGCCATTTGTCCATTGAAGACGTAGTTCTGTGGATATTCAATACGACCTGTTTGTAAATTAACTGTCGGAGTTAATCCACCATTAGCTGCTGGTATTCTTACTTTTATTCCTCGTATTCTGTAAGCTCTTTTTGGGATAGAACTAAATTGTTCAGAATCTATTCTTAATTGTGCATAAGCAGAATCAGGATAAGTTTGGGGATCATCTACAATCTCTTGCATTACAGAAACACTAAACTCATCTTTTAAAGAATTATCTGTACTATCTGCTGTTACTCTTAAAACTTTTACTGCTGCTTGAGAATATGATGCTGGTAAATTAACTCTATATTCTTTTGAATACAAGTCAGCAGATCTTCCAGTAATAGTATCTGTAATCTTTGTTTGAAAACTACCATTATTTGTTTGTAATTGTATTTGTAATTGAACGCTAGAACCAAGCAAATCTCCATTATCTTTAGCTTTTTGTAATTGAGGAAAAGATACCGTCACTCTTACAGCATCTTTATTAAGAGAAATAGCTTGTGATACTCCACTATTAGCAACAGTACAAGGTCTAGGAAAACCAGCTATAGGACTTGAATTAACAGGATCGCTTGACTCTATTCCAGCTATAACAAGTTGATTATTTGTTCCATATCTTGCGTCAAGAACAACACTTTGAAAATTAAAATCTGCATCTGCTGGGCTACTATTACTTGCATTAGCATTAAGTATTGGTGTGTCATTAAGGAATATATCTTTTAAAGCTGAATTTAAATAATCAGCAGAACTTTTAGCAATAGCAGCTTTTGATGGTGTTGCAAAACCCTCTATCTCACCTTCTGATAACAAGTCTTGTATAGTCGCAAACTGTTTACTGTTTAATGTATCTGGCGCACGATATGGAGTAGGAGGAGTAGGAGGCCCACCAGAACCTTGAATAATTTTCTTAGTCATGCCACCACTTGATTAGTATCAACAGAAGCAGAGATCACGACAGATCCAGTTACGATTTCTCCATATACAATTGGATGTGCAGTTCCGGCTCTCGATGTATTTTGCACCCCAGAAAAACTAAACGATATTCTCGGATCATCTTCTGGCATTTCTGGCTTTGGAAGAGGAAATAACATCTCAGAAACACCACTTAAAACTAAACCAGC